TTAAGATAAAAATTGTTGTATATTTTCTCCGTATTTTTGCATAGCTTTGGCATGCGTGTCTTTAAGAGGTGTTGCGTAAGTTACTCTGGTAAATTCTGCATCAGAATGGCCAAGTATTTCTGATATGTCTGCCATACTTACACCCTGATCGCGCATATTGGCGCCGAGAGAATGACGGAAGTCGTGAATTCTCATACCGGCAAGGTATGGCTGATTCTTAAATAGCTCCTGCATTTTTTCGTTTTGTTCTTTAAATTTTCGCCAGCGGCGTTCTATAAAATCTTTGATGTGGGGACGACCATCTTCAGGGAAAACGTATAATAAATTAAGGGTATTCTGCCATGCTGGATCAGAATGAGTTGGATCAAGTTTTCCATCCCGTATAAGCTCCATTCTTTGCCTAAGAGCATTTTTATGGCAAGATTTGATGAATTCCATGTACTTTGCTATTTCTCGCCATACAAAGGGCAGGAAAGGTACAAAACGTTCTGATGTTCTGGTTTTTAGAGGTGCAAGTGTTGGGATACCATCAATACGTAATAAGTTATGTTTTACCTGTACACCTGATTCAGAAATATATTGTAATTCAACACCGCAGATCTCTGATATTCGTAACCCACAAAAACCTGCAAGCAGACATGGAATATAAAGATCAGCATAAGCCTCTTTTTTTACGATGTCTAATATTTTTAATAGATAGGACAGCTCTGCGTGAATTCCTTTAGGCCCCGGTTTCGGTGGTAACTTTAATCGTCTGGCAGGTGATTTTACTATAATGTCATTATCCGCTGCCCAGGTAAAAGCTGAACGTAAAAAGGATAGCTCTTCACGGATAGTTTGCTGTGAAAGTTTAGTGTCTTTGTGCAGCCACTGACGATATGCCTCGACATCAAAGACATCCACTTTTTGAATTTCTTTTGAACCTAAGGGCTGCTTGGCTACACGGTTTTTAGCTGCGGTATATTGTGTCCGTGTAGCAGGCCTTATTTCTATCTTAGTATCAATGAATTTTTCTAAGAGAGCAGTTACAGATATTTTTTCCGGCTTTATATAGGTCCGTTGCTTGATTGCTACTCGAGCTTCTGCTTCAGCATCTAATGCTTCTTTCGATGTTAAGTAACCGGTAGTAGACCATATTTTTTCGTACCTGCCATTTGGCAATTTCTGACCGGTACTGATTACATAATAATATGGCTTTTTTCGTCCAGATTTTTTCACGATAGACATAAAAAAGTCAGCTCCTTTACTGTAATTTGAGTATGCAGTAGCAGAGCTGATGTGCTATAATATTTATAGTAATCAGCTCGCTTGCGACGAAGTGGGGCAATTACGTTGACCGTTCCTGTTGGCGCAGGGGCGGTCTTTTTTATTGTCGGGTTAAAATATTCCATAGACTTTTGTTTATATAATATTTTTCCCTTCCTTTGACAAGTAAATCTAAAATATTTAATTCATATAAAGTTTTTAGATATTTCGAAGCGGTTTGGTTTTTGGCGATGTTTTTTTGTACTAAGAAATCAATTTTGCAATAAGGTTGTTCAAAGAGAAGTTCAACAAGTTCTTTAGAATATATTTGTGGTGCTTTTTCACTAATGGTTTTGCACATTTCGTCTTGCGCAATATAAATCTTTCTAATTATGTCTAATGTGTTAATGGAAGTTTCTTCTATAGCCGATAATATATATATAATCCATGGTTCCCAATGCCTATTTTCAGTGACATTTTTTAATGCTTTATAGTATTCACTTTTATTTTCTATAATGTATTTCGATAAATACAAAATTGGAAAAGATAAAAGCTTTTGATGAACTAAATATAATACATTTATAATACGCCCAACTCTTCCATTACCATCAGGGAATGGGTGAATACATTCAAATTGGTAATGAATGATGGCTAGCTTTACCAAGATATCTGTGTCATCTAGAGAATCATTTATATAACCTTCTAGATTGGAAAGTAGCCGCATAATATCATGCTCATTGTCGGGAGGAGTATAGACTATCTCATTGAAAGAATTTTTTAGGCATGTGCCTGGAAGTTTTCGAATACCATCTGAACGTTTTTTTACAATTCGAAATAAATCAATAAAAGTATTGATTGTTAGGGGATAACCATCAACTATTTGTTTATAGCCGTGCCAAAGCGCTTCTTTATAGTACATAACTTCTTTTGCTGATGGCGAAATATTAGCGGATTGTGGAGCAGAAAGAGCTTGATACAGCTCGTCGTTAGTTGTTACAACATTTTCTATTGCACTTGAGGCTTTTGCTTCTTGCAACGTAATGGATTGTAATAAAAGTAATGGGTTCGGTTGAGTAAAAGTCCAACCTCTTAATTCAGCTAAGGCTTTATTAGCACTTATAGCTTTTTTTAGTATAGCTTTATTTTCCAATTCTTCTTTGGGTGGGAGTAGTGGTAAATTGTTGTAAGGAGTATTTTTATCATAAACCATAGTTACACCTCTTTTCAACACCTTTATTTTATAAGAAAAATTAAAGGTGTTAATATAATACCTTTAATAAATAAAGGTGTCAACCAAATACATTTAAAATAACCGAAAAAATAAAGGTATTCCACTCATATAATGATTTGATAAAGGTATTGATATAATATACTGAAATTAGTGTTGTTTTTAAAGGTTGGCTGTAAGGCGTTACGTTGACCGTTCCTGTTGGCGCAGGGGCGGTCTTTTTTTATTTCTAGAAATATTTTCCTAAAATATACCCTAAAATTGTTGTAGTTATTGGGATGCCAATAACACCATATGGATTTTTAGTAATATAATTTATAACACGGATTTTCCAACTATCATAGATATCTGATTTCCTTGATTGAGTTTTCAGGTCATTATCTATAGTTTTTTGTAAAATGTTAGAAAATAAAGTCACTTTTGACAATGTTGATAGTAGTAATTTATGAAACTCTCCATTTTCAAAAGCGGATGCTTCTTCGGAACCAGTTAATAAGTCTTTCATAGACATTTTATTTTCTTTGGCAAGCATGACCATTCTAGGATTTCCTATGTATCCAGATCCGTATTTTCGTATTAGGAGCAGTGATAAATCATATTTGTTATCATCATTTATTTCTAGCATTTCGGGACTGGATTGACCATTAGGGTCAAATTTATTGCGCAGGATTTTATACCTATGGAGTATTGCTTGAAAACCATAGTTGCCATCACGCATATTCCAATGTATCCAATATTTTTCTTTTGATGATTGTAAAAATATAGAAAACATCTTTAACATTTCAAACTCTATTTCGTCATATTTAGTAGTTATATCAGAAGTATCGATATTCAATAATTCGGCTGTCTGATGCATTGAGAAAGAGTGAGTTTGACCTGATTCAAATGATCTTATTGCTATTGCTGTTATACGTGGAGTCTTTGCCATAGATTTTTCATAAAAACTTTCGCATGCGTAGTGAATAATTAGATATTTAGATTTATTTTTCCAAATATTATTCAAAGTTTCACAAGATTCTAAATGTTGTTCATATTTCAATTCTATATGCTCCTTAAAGATGGATATTTAAGTGTATAAATTTAAAAATAACAAATCACCAATACTTAGCGGTTCTTTTTTACTATTTATATAATATTGGTACGAGTCAAATTCAGTACTTTTAGTTTTTACTAAAGCCTCGAATGCATATAAAGGGAAATCGTGAAAAACAGAATTTATATGAGGCTGATATTTTTTTATTAATTCTTGATCTATTTCAGAAAAATTGATATTACTTGACTGGGTTATGTATTTGGCTTTATAAAAAGAGGCATCTTTACTTAATCGAAAGAAACAACGTAATATTGTGTATATACCAACTATATCACGTTTTTGAATTCCGTATTTTAACATAAAAAGAGCAATTATAGAATTTGGTGCTAATAAATTTGATGCAAAAGCATCTGCTTCTCTATCTAATAGTTTGAATTCATCATCTTGAAGGGTACTATTAATACTTAAATCAAAGTCTATATAGTGATTTAACACAATATGTCCCAGTTCGTGTGAGAAGGTCCATCTTTTTCTATAATATGACTGATCGTCATTAAAAAACACAATGCCGAAATTTTTATCTGTCCAATAAAATGTTTTTGCATCTTTTGAACCAAAGGTTTTAGATAAATATTCTATATCTGAATTAGTAATATTACTATGGGTTTGATATGTTTGTAAACTGCAGCACTCTTGTTGTAATAAGAAGTCTGGGGAAATTGGAAGTATATTATTAGATTTTTTTATTAAATAATTTAAAGCCATATTTTGGGCATAAGAAAATCTTGGCTTTGATAAGTTGAAATCATTCATTTTTTCTTACCTGAGGTATTTTGTTCCATGAAATCAATAGCGTTACGCAAAATTTTCTCTAAAAAATCTTGATTGACAGGATTGTTTTCAAGATTTTTTCTTGCTGCAGCTCTTAAATTGGGATTATCAAGAATAGGTATAGGTGTTTTATTAAAATTTTTTTTGTGGTCAAGGAGAGTATTCATGTCAACATTAAAATAATCTGCTAGTAGTTCTAGTGTTTCAAAATTTGGTTGTCGGTTACCATTTTCATACATACTAATTGTACTCTTGCTTAGCCCAGTTTCCTCGGCAAGTTTATCTTGAGATAATCCTTTTTTAGTACGAAGGTATTTTAACATATCCTTAAAAGACATTTTTATCGCCTCCTAACTTTGAGAATATATTAACACGATACGTGAATTTAGTCAATAAAAGTTTACGATATGTGTTGACAATTGGATAAGTTCGTGGTACATTGTTTTTGTACACGAAATGTAAACAAGGAGGTGAGTGTTTTGGATGCAGTAGCTATTGGTAAAAAATTAATAAATCTTAGAGGAACTAAAAGTAGAGAGGAAGTGGCTTTAGCAAATGGAATCAGTGTATCAGCTCTTGTCATGTATGAATTAGGAAAAAGAATTCCGCGTGATGAAATTAAGTTATCTTTATCAAAATATTATGGAAAAAGTGTTGAGGAAATTTTTTTTGCAGATAATGTACACGTAATGTGAATAAAATGGATTTAACTTTAGAGGAGGTTAAGTTTTATTTTGAAATTAATAGTTCTATCAATACTTATAACAGCTCATTTTGCTGTCATCATATGGAAGATTCTTAAAACAGCGGATTGGTACAAGATTTTTTTTCTTATAATTTATTCGTTATGCTTAGGGGTTTTATTAGCCAATCAATAATAGTTGAAAGGAATTTAGTGTGAACACTTTAAAAATTTTCAACATGATTTCAATCGGACTAGCATTAATGAATTTAAGGTACCCTGTATAACAGCGTAGACGATATGGACAAAAATGCAAGTGTGATAAAGAAGAAAGATGGTATAGCAATGAACGATTTAGTAGAAATTAAAAACAATCAGGTTGTAGTATCAAGCCGACAGGTTGCTGAGAGTTTTAGTAAGCAACATAAGAATGTTATTCAAAGTATTCAAGATATTTTAACATCGGCTGAAAAATCAGCAAATCTTTTCTGTGAAACGACTTTACCTGATACTTATGGCAGACTGCAAAAAATTTATCTAATGAACCGTGACGGCTTTACGCTTTTAGCAATGGGGTTCACAGGCAAAGAAGCGTTGCAATGGAAAATGAAATATATTGAAGCTTTTAACGAAATGGAGGAAAGATTAAATAGACAAACTTTAGCTTTACCTAATTTTAAAAATCCTGCCGAAGCAGCCAGAGCGTGGGCGGAAGAATTTGACAAACGACAAATGGTAGAAAAACAACTTGAAGAGGCGAAACCTAAGTGTATATTTGCGGACGCTGTGGCAACGGCAAAAACATCAATCTTAATCGGAGACCTTGCAAAGCTGATCAAGCAAAACGGTTATGACATAGGCCAAAAACGTTTATTTGCGTGGCTTAGAGAAAATGGCTATCTAATCAAAAACGGGTCCTCTAAAAATAGCCCGACACAGCGCGCTATGGATATGGCGCTATTTGAGATAAAAGAAACCACCGTTGTTCTGCCAAACGAAAGCACGAAGATAACTAAGACAACGAAGGTCACTGGCAAAGGACAAATTTATTTTGTCAATCTATTTAAAAAAGCTGGCGGATTAGTAGGTTTGTAGTAAGGAAAGGAGTATAAAATATGGCCAGACCAACCAAAAAAGAGCAGAGGGAGCGAGCCTTAAAACAAGTACCGCGCCGCATGCTTTATCCAATCAATGAGGTACGAATATTGTTGTGTTGCGGAAATGAATTTTTACAGCAGCTTTTTAATGAAGGACGGTTACCTTATGTATTGCGCGGGAAATACCGCTATGTGACTCAAAATGCCATCGATAACTACTTGTTAAGTGAGGAGGTGAAGTAGATAATGCCGGAACAACTGCCTAAGGAAATATTTAATCTGATATCAGACAGATCTACACAGATAAAAAGCTTAAACTCATACGCTAAAGCGATTCAGGCTGTTTCTGGTAAAATTCCAGCGCATATTTTAGAGGATTTCATTGAATCCCTAAGGTCTTTTAATAGCGACATAGCATGTTTAGAACTCGAGTTGAGAAATAACGGTTATTCTTTTGATCAATTTGCGTACCTGACGGCTATAGTCGATGCTGCAGAGAGGGACAAAAGTCGTGCTGGGGGGAGGAAACACCGTGAAAACACTAGGGATTTATATTTGGTACTTTTTTGCTGAGAGTGAAATTTTCCCTAAGATCCTGATAGCAGTATCACTGGTCATCTTTGGAATGTTTTTAGAAAGGGCGTGGTGAGATGTGGAAAGAGTTAAGTTATCAAATTGCGGTAATTGCTATCGGAACATGGTTTGGCGTATTTGCCGGATTATGGCTCTGGTGCAAGGTTGCTGGAATGAATTAAAAAAAGAGCCATCAGCACGGCAATGCTGATAGCTCAGGGTTAATACATAGGTCGTGAATAACCTGTATTGATTATATTATAGCATAAATAGAAGGAAGGAGCTATTTCAATGACAGTAAAAATTAACAGTCTTGAACTTGAAAATATTAAAAGAATTAAAGCAGTAAAATTAGTACCTTCAGCGAATGGCTTGACTATTCTCGGTGGTAAAAATGGTCAGGGTAAAACCAGCGTTCTGGATGCGATTGCCTGGACGCTTGGTGGGGAAAGATATAAACCTTCTGAACCGCAGCGACAAGGATCTGTTACTCCGCCAATTCTGCATATAGAGTTGTCTAATGGGCTTATAGTTGAGCGGAAGGGCATTAATGGCAGCTTAAAGGTCATCGATCCGCAGGGAAATAAAGGCGGCCAGCAGATTTTAAATGAGTTTGTAGCGCAACTTGCTTTAGATCTGCCAAAATTTTTGAATGCAAATAATAAAGAAAAGGCCAATACTCTTTTGCAGATAATAGGGATCGGTGAAAAACTTTACCAGTTGGATGCTGAAGAACAAAGGATTTATAACAGGCGATATGAAGTTGGACGCATTGCTGACCAAAAGAAAAAGTATGCATCTGAGCTTGAAATGTATCCGGATGTTCCTAAAGAGCTCGTTTCAGCAGCTGATCTAATTAGGCAGCAGCAGGCGATGCTTGCCAGGAACGGCGAAAACCAGCGCAAGCGGCAAATGTGCCAGCAGTATGAAGAAGAATTAGCTAAAGCGCAGATTGCTTTTGACGAAGCGAAGAACCGGCTTGAAGAAGCTGAGGCTGCAGTTTCGGTTGCCCGTAAGTCGGCCGCAGATTTACAGGATGAAAGTACGGCAGAATTGGAAGCGAATATCTCTGACATAGATCGCCTGAATATTAAAATCAGGGCCAATATGGACAGGGAAAAGGCTGAAATCGAAGCTGAAGAATATAGCCAGCAATATGATGAACTGACAAAATCGATCGAAGATATTAGAGAGCAGCGCTTAAAGTTGTTGGAAAATGCAGACCTGCCGCTACCTGAATTGTCTGTTGAAAATGGTGAGCTGGTTTATCGTGGGAATAAGTGGGATAACATGAGCGGCAGTGAGCAGCTTAAAGTAGCTACTGCTATTGTCCGCAAATTGAATCCGAACTGTGGTTTTGTGCTCATGGATAAGCTGGAGCAGATGGATCAGGATACTTTAAATGAATTTGGTAAATGGTTAGAACAAGAACAGCTGCAGGTAATCGCTACACGTGTCAGCAGTGGCAAAGAGTGTTCGGTCATTATCGAAGATGGTTATGTTAAAGAATATAACGGCCTTTCGGATGAAGGCGCAAAAACATGGAAGAAAGGTGAGTTTTGATGAAGTTTCAAATTACTAGAGGGCTGATTGTAAAGCCGCAAAAAGTTGTAGTTTATGGTCCTGAAGGTATTGGCAAAACTACTTTTGCCGCTGATTTTCCGGATCCGCTGTTTATCGATACCGAAGGCAGTACGAATGTCTATGATGTTGCCAGATTACCGGCGCCGACTTCTTGGACGATGTTGCTGGATGAGGTTAGAGAGGTTATCAAAAATCCAACCTGCTGTAAAACATTGGTTATTGATACGATTGACTGGGCAGAACAGCTTTGCGTGGGTCATGTATGTGCTAAAAATGGAAAAAATGGGATCGAGGATTTTGGTTATGGCAGTGGCTATATTTTTGTAAGGGAAGAATTTGGACGCTTTTTAAATCTGCTTTCTGATGTGATCGAGGTTGGGATCAATGTTGTTTTAACAGCACATATGCAGATGCGTAAGTTTGAATTGCCTAATGAAGGTGGAAGTTTTGATCGGTATGAGCTGAAGCTTGGCAAAAAGACTTCATCGCAGACTGCTCCGCTGGTCAAAGAGTGGGCTGATATGCTGCTGTTTGCCAACTATAAGACTATCGTGATCGCACAGGATAAGGACGGGAAGAAATGCAAGGCCGCCGGTGGTGAGCGGGTAATGTATACGACGCATCATCCTAACTGGGATGCAAAGAACAGACAGGATCTACCGGAAGAATTACCCTTTGATTTTAAAAGTATTCGTGGCTGCCTGGTCTATTCTAATACGGAAGCTTTGCAGCCTGTGTTGCAGCCAGTTGTAATGCAGCCGGAAACGCTTGTGGCGCCGGTTGCTAGTGCCACTGCAATTATAGATACGCCTTCGGGACTAATATCTGTAGATCCGGCGCTTATCCCTGTAACAGCATCAGATGATATAGTGACTGTACAAACGTCAAAAGTAATTCCAAGTTGTGTGCCAAAAGCATTGGCTGATTTAATGGCGCCGGAAGGGGTAACGCTTGCAGAAATTCAAAAGGTTGTTGCCCAGCGTGGCTATTATCCAGAGGGAACACCTTTTGAAAATTACGCAGAGGATTTTGTACAGGGCTGTTTGATCGGAGCCTGGCCCAATGTCTTTGCTTTGATCAAAGAGAACAGGGATATACCTTTTTAAGTTTAAGAAACTCAATGTAGTTTAAATAATATTTAACAGATAAAGGAGAATAAAACAATGGCATTTGAACAATTAGGACAAGCAGTACCCGTAGAAGAAAGAGAATTAGGATGGGACGATACTATTGAAAAGGAGAGCGCCTGTTTTATCATTCTGCCGGAAGGCGATTATGAATTTAAGGTATTAGAGTTTCAACGTGCCCGTCATGAAGGCAGCGAAAAGTTGCCGCCCTGTAATAAAGCTGTAATCACTTTGGTAGTTGAAACACCGGAAGGCGAAGCCCGTATCAGGCATAACTTATTCTTACATTCTCGGACGGAAGGCATGATTTCGACTTTCTTTATCGGTATTGGGCTGAAAAAACACGGTGAACCTTTGAAAATGGATTGGCCACGGGTGGTTGGTCGAAAGGGCAGGGCTAAGATCGGTATCCGTATGCATGATGGTAAGCAGTATAACGAAATTAAACGTTTTTATGATCCTGAAAATACAGCGACAACAGCACCTACTACGGCAGCACCGCAACAACAAAACTTATATCAAGGACAACCGCAGGCCGCTCCTGCGTTTCGGCCCGGAGCTTTCTAATGCAGCTGCGTCCATATCAGGAAGAAGCTAAACAGGCTATTTTTGACGAGTGGAATAAAGGAATAAACCGCACTCTGTTGGTATTGCCGACCGGGTGCGGTAAAACTATAGTCTTTGCAAAGGTTACAGAGGAACAGGTTAAACAAGGTGACCGGGTACTGATCTTAGCACACCGTTTTGAACTGCTGCAGCAGGCCTGTGACAAAATCGAGCAGGCTACAGGTTTAAAATCGGCTATGGAAAAAGCTGAATATACCTGTATGGGAAGTTGGTATCGTGTGGTAGTAGGTTCTGTCCAGACGCTGATGCGCGAGAAGCGGTTAAACGGATTTGCAAAGGATTTTTTCGATACGATCATCGTCGACGAAGCACATCATGTACTTTCAGATAGCTATCAGAAGGTGCTGGAACATTTTGACAGCGCTAAGGTGCTTGGTGTTACTGCAACGCCTGACAGAGGCGATATGCGTAATTTAGGGCAATGTTTTGAGAGCCTTGCTTATGAATATACGCTGCCTAAAGCTATTAAAGAAGGTTATTTGTCGCCAATCAAGGCTCAGACTATTCCTCTAAAATTAGATTTGACAGGTGTCGCTACTCAGGCCGGTGATTTTAAGAGCAGCGATCTGGGAACGGCTCTCGATCCATATCTGAATCAGATCGCTGAGGAAATGGCTAAAATTTGTATGGATAGAAAGACTGTAGTTTTTTTACCACTTGTCAAGACTAGCCAAAAGTTTAGGGATATTTTGAATGGTATCGGTTTCAGCGCTGCCGAAGTAAATGGTAACAGCGAGGATCGCGCAAAGGTGCTGAGTGATTTTGAAACCGGTAAATATAACGTGCTTTGTAATTCAATGCTTTTGACAGAAGGGTGGGATTGCCCGGCTGTTGATTGCATTGTTGTATTAAGGCCAACGAAGGTCAGGAGTTTGTATTGTCAAATGGTGGGCCGTGGTACGAGGTTGGCACCGGGCAAAGAAGAACTTTTGCTGCTTGATTTTCTGTGGCATACAGAACGCCATGAACTGTGCCGACCGGCGCATTTGATTGCGACAAATGAAGATGTGGCCAGAGCTATGACTGAAACATTACAGGACGCAGCTTGTCCGTTAGATTTGGAAGCAGTGGAAAAGCAGGCTTCTGAAGATGTTGTTGCTCAGCGGGAAGAAGCTTTGGCGAAACAGTTGGCAGCAATGAAACAGCGTAAGCGTAAACTGGTGGATCCACTGCAGTTTGAAATGAGTATCCAAGCAGAGGATCTGTCAAGCTATGTACCAGTATTCGGTTGGGAAATGAGCCCGGCCAGTGAAAAGCAACTTAAAACATTAGAGAAGTTTGGTATAAATCCGGATGATATCGACAATGCCGGTAAAGCTGCGAAAATCCTTGATCGTTTGGATAAGCGCAGAAGTGAAGGACTTACAACACCGAAACAGATCCGTTTTTTAGAAGGTCGTGGGTTCCAGCACGTCGGGACCTGGTCTTTTGAACATGCCAAGAAATTAATAGACAGGATTGCTGCCGGTGGCTGGCGTATTCCGGCAGGCATTGATCCACGGATTTACAAGCCTGAATAAAGGAGAACATCATGGAGAATAAATTGGATTTGCTGCCGCTGCTTGATTATATCGATCCAAGCATTCTTGATTATCAGGAATGGGTCAATGTTGGCATGGCGTTGAAAGCAGAAGGGTACAGCGTGAGCGTGTGGGATGATTGGAGCCGGCGGGATGCTGGAAGATACCACGCAAATGAATGCCGAAAAAAATGGGAGACGTTCAGAGGTGATACCAGCGCACCAGTAACGGGTGGTACGATCGTAGCAATGGCTAAGGATAACGGCTGGACGCCACAGCAGCGTGAAGATCATGAACTTTCATGGGATGATATCATCGGACAAAAAGAAGATATGGTTTTGGTTGATAAGAACTGGATCGAAGGCCAGGAAATAGCGGACCCGGAAAACTGGGATCCGGTAAAAGAACTGGTAACTTATCTGGAAACTTTATTCGACAGTACGGAAAATGTTGGCTATGTAACGGAATCATGGCAAAAAGACGGTAAATATCTACCGTCAAAAGGTTGTTCTGATAGAACAGCTGGGCAGCTCATTGAGCTACTTAATAAATGTAAGGGTGATATCGGCGGGGTGCTTGGCGATTACAACCCTGAGTGCGGCGCATGGATACGTTTTAATCCTCTTGATGGTAAAGGCGTGAAAAACGACAATGTGACAGAATTTCGGTATGCTCTGGTCGAATCGGACAAGATGGATATAGCCAAGCAGAATGAAATTATCCGGACACTGGAACTGCCGGTGGCCTGCCTGGTACATTCAGGGAAAAAGTCGCTGCATGCTATTGTTAGGATCGATGCAGCAGACTATGCGGAATATCGTAAACGTGTTGATTATCTTTACGCTGTTTGTAAGAAAAACGGCCTTGAAATCGATACCCAAAACCGTAATCCTTCGCGGCTCAGCAGAATGCCGGGTGTGATGCGTCAGGGACACAAGCAGTTTTTAGTTGATACCAACATCGGCAAAGCCAGCTTTGTAGAATGGCAGGAGTGGATTGAGGCGGTCAACGATGATCTTCCGGAACCGGAAAGCATTAGTGAGATTTGGGATAATTTACCGGAGCTGGCAAAACCGCTGATTGATAATGTATTGCGACAGGGGCATAAAATGCTCATTGCAGGGCCGTCTAAGGCAGGCAAAAGCTATGCTTTGATAGAGTTGTGCTGCGCGATTGCCGAGGGCCGTCAGTGGCTTAATTTTAGCTGTACAAAGGGTAAAGTTTTATATGTGAACCTTGAACTTGACAGGGCAAGTTGTTTGCATCGTTTTAAGGATGTTTATACGGCAATGGGGTGGGAGCCGAGCAATTTGTCTAATATCGATGTATGGAATTTGCGTGGCAAGTCGATTCCGATGGATAAGCTGGCGCCGAAGCTGATCAGGCGTGCCGCAAAGAAGAATTATATTGCTATCGTTATCGATCCGATTTATAAAATCATCACCGGTGACGAAAACAGTGCTGACCAGATGGCGCATTTCTGTAATCAGTTCGATAAGGTTTGTACGGAACTGGGCTGCGCTGTGATCTACTGCCACCATCATTCAAAGGGTGGCCAAGGCAGTAAAAAATCTATGGACAGAGCTTCAGGGTCAGGAGTATTTGCCCGTGATCCTGACGCACTGCTTGATTTGATAGAGCTGGAACCAACAGAAGAATTACTGAAGCAGGAAGAAAATAAAGCAATTTGCGCCGAGTGCTTGGCGTATTTAAAACGATATTACCCTGCCTATATACAGGATTTATCGCAGGATGACGAGTGCAGCAGCGCTGTACTGTTGGAATACTGCCATAAGATGCTTGGCAATAATACTAATATTGAGCTTGTGAAAACGGCGATTCCGGCGGCCAAACAGCGGGTGCGGCAACGTACAGCGTGGCGCATTGAAGGGACTCTACGTGAGTTTCCGAAGTTCCCGCCGATCAATCTTTGGTTTAATTATCCTGTGCATTACGTTGATGATATTGGAAGTCTAAAGGATATTGAACCTGACGGGCAGGGACCAGCCTGGCAGCGGAATTTCAAAAAGAAGAAGTCACCGGATGATTTGAAAAAAGAACGAATAGTAGCATTACAAAAAGCTTTTGAAGCAGAAAGTTTTGGTGGGACTCCGACAGTAAAAAGCCTGGCCAGTTATTTAGATGTGACGGAAAAAACGGTGAAGAATCATATTCGAGAAAGTGGAATGTTTGCAATAAGCAATAATGGAGAAGTCGTTCGGAAAACGGAAAAAGTCGAATGATTTTCCTTTTCCGAATTGGAAAAAGTCGAGTGTTTTTCCACGACGCCGTTTTCTGACAATTTGGAAAAACTCGAACATTATCGAGAATTTCCGAATCGGAAAAAGTCGAGCGATTATCGAGATTTTCCTTAAGTGAATGTTCACTAATATTATATACGCGATATACGCGTGCGCGATGTATCTATATATGATTAGTCATTGTAGGTTGTATTCCTATACAACAAAAGGATTTTCCGCCTTGGCTTGGCGGGAAAATTCCTTTCGGTTGTAGGAAGAGGTATACCGCGCGAAAGGAAAAAGGAGCGAATGAAAAATGAAAAATAGTAAATACTGGGAAACTGAAAAAGGAGAAGTTGTAAAATTCGGTAATAGCTTTATGCGTTGTTATGAGAAGGCTGGAAAATTACAATTTGGTTTTATGAAAACAGACGGAACTCTTATCGTAAAAAATACAATTGACCGAAAGGAATTGCTTGGAAGTAAAGAAGGCGCTGACTATTTGCTGGCTACGATTCAAGAATGGCGGGAAGCTTACGAAAGAGGAGCATATGATGATTGAGTTCTTTATTCAGATGAAACTGCCAACAGTTACGCATCAGCAGAAAAAGGTCCATGTTGTAAACGGTAAGCCACACTATTATGAACCTGACGCACTTAAAGATGCCAGGCAGAAGTTTAGTGCGCACCTGGCAGCTTATGTACCTGAAAAAAAGCTGACCGGTCCGATAAGGCTTTTGACTAAATGGTGCTATACAGCTATAGGGAAACATAAGAACGGCGAATATAAAATTACAAAGCCGGACACTGATAATATGATCAAGCTGCTTAAGGATGTAATGACTGGGCTCGGCTATTGGACAGACGATGCACAGGTAGCAAGTGAGATTACAGAAAAGTTTTGGTCAGAGCAGCCAGGGCTTTATGTACGAATTGAGCAATTGGAGTAAAGGAGCGTGATTAGAATGGCGCATAAGTGTAAGGGTTGCGTGTGGAGCCGTCAGGTAAGCGAGAATAAAGTTTACTGCCGCAGGGTAAATTGTGTAAAAGAAAATCGATTTCGGAGCGTGATTGGTATGTTAGGGCAGGTGCAGTACGGTCATCAGCTGAGCGAATCTGAAAGTGCTGCGATAGATATTGCTGCAGATGTTTTACGGACAGAGGGGTGATGCGATGCCTACGGACGAAATAAAGGAAAGATTAAAAAATGCATGGGTCTGGCAGAAACAACTTGAAGCGGATTTGCAAATGCTGCAGGATCTAAGAGATTTGGCAGAGCAGATAACCCCAGTCTACAGTTTGGCGCCTGGGGGCGGTAGCAGTAACGACAAATTGGGCGGTACAGTTGCGAAGATGGCTGACGTGGAAATGTCTATTCAAAGCGATATTAAGATGCTTACAGAGGCATTAGCGGCAACGAGAGAGTTAATTAAAATGCTTGACGACGAGAAGCTGCAGCTGATATTGTTCAAACGGTACCTAAATTATCAGCGGTGGGAAGTTATTGCCGCGGATTTGGGGTATAGCTGGCGACAGGTACATAGATGTCATGCTACAGCATTAAAATTTTTAGAAAAGATGTCATAGAATGTCACATACTTGACGTGTTATAATGTATGTGTAGAAATTGACAAAAGCCGTTGATCTGGTTAAGGATCAGCGGCTTTTGTATATTATAAATCTAATTTAGGTATTTTAGTAGGGTCGATAGTATTAGGATACATAACTACGGTTTTAATTGCTGGAAAAGGTGAGTTGTTAGCTTTTAAAATGCCGCCGTGTTTTGCGATAATAGGATATCCTTTACGCTGATTTGGTGTAAAGGAAGCAGTTTCTGAAGATTTCATTTCTACAATGAGCTTTGGTACACCAGACACAACTAATACGGCATCAGCTATTAGATAATCACCGGATGAAGTGTCAAAAATTATTTCTACACTACGGTTAAATACTGCATTAGGTCCAAACGTAGAACGTAGTTGTGTTAAGCACGCATCTTCAAAAGAGGCGCCTACAGCTTTGTTAATTGCAATTTGTTCTGCTTTGCTTATTCTGCACATTTATAATTCCTCCTTTTTATGAAAAATATATGAGCTTGATCAAGATCTCTAAATGGATTATATAGTATATTAAATTTACAATGGTAGAATATTTGAGGGTATTAATAATAAAAAATGAACCACTATCATCAGTTGGTCTGTGGCTTTTTTTATGTCCATTTACAGGAGAATTTTCATAGGTTCTTTCTGTGGATAACTTTCTTTGAGGGTCTTTCGAGCCCCGAAAAAGGTTTAGATTTAAAAATATTTTTTCCTATTTCCTTCTCTTTGTAGTAGACAGGTGGTGAAAATAGAAGTGGTAAAAATGCTGAAACGTGGCTCTGCAAGAGAGCTTGCCGAATTATTGGGCATCAGCGAACGACGTGTAAATCAGTTGGTAAATGAGGAAGTTTTGCATCGTGAAATAGAAGGAGACTTCGTTTTGACAATGGCAATAGCTTCGTTCTATGAAAATAAATATTCTAGTAAAGATGAAGATGATTATTGGTCTGAAAAAGCATTGCATGAAGCTGCAAAACGTAAATTAGCTGAACTTGAATTGGCAAAGCGACAAAATCTGTCACATGATGCGGCAGATGTCGAAAGAGTTATGACAGACATGTTATCTAAATTGCGGAGTCAACTTTTGGGCATACCAGCTAAGATGGCTGCTAGACTGGAAAATCAGAATAGAAGTGTTATTATGACGGAACTTTCTAAAGAAATTAAGTCAAGGTTAACTGAGCTTAGCGATTATAATCCGGAGATATTTAGTAATGAAGAAGACAGTTGATCTTTTCAAAAAAATAGTAAAACAGTCATTGATGCCGTTATCAGATCAAACTGTATCCGAATGGGCTGATAGCTATAGGATGATATCTGGCGAAGCTGCTGCAGAGCCTGGGCGGTGGCGAACAGATCGTGCTCCATATCAAAAAGCCATTATGGATGCTTTTACTGAACCAGGCATAACCAGGGTGGTTGCAAAGACCGCATCTCAGGTTGGAAAGTCCGATATCATGAACAATGTTATTGGGCGGTTCGCACATCTGGCGCCCGCACCGATAATGATGATCCAACCAACTATCGAAACATCACAGGACTATAGTAAATCACGTATAGCGCCGATGATCAGAGATACAAAAGTATTGAGAGATATTTTTAAAGACGTAAAAAGCCGTGACGCCGGCAATACTATCCTTTCTAAACAATTCCCTGGCGGCAGACTTATAATGGCGGGTGCTAACAGTCCTGCCGGTCTTGCCAGTAAGCCGATAAAAATATTACTGGCAGACGAAGTTGACCGCTTTCCCAAAAGCGCCGGCACAGAAGGCGACCCGGTCAGCTTGGCTGCAAAACGTATGACGACCTTTTGGGATAGCGTCATGGGGCTATTCTCAACACCGACCAATGCTGGAGACAGTCGAATCGAAGATGAATATATAACAGGTACTCAGGAAGAGTGGCAGCATCAATGCCCAAAATGCAAAGAGTGGCATTTAGTCACGCATCGGGATATGCATCCTGACTACGACTGTTCTGTTGATAAAAAGGGAACAAGGCAGGTTATCGTTAAGTCAGTTATTTGGCGTTGCCCAGATTGCGGGTTTGGGTTTACAGAAACTGAAATGCGGCAGGCCGCACAAAAATATATTGCACAGAACGCTTCGGCTCTCACTAAGGGGGTACGGAGCTTTTTTGTTAACTGTTTTGCATCACCTTGGGTGAACTGGTCAGATGTAATGCAGGAATGGTTGGAAGCACAGGGCGATCCAGAGCGTGAAAAAGTAGTTGTTAATACTCGTTTTGGAGAAGCATATGAGCGCAAAGGAAATTTTGAAAGCCATGAGCAGTTTATGCGCAGGCGTGAAAACTATGGCGCCGAGCTGCCGGAAGGCGTACTGCTTTTAACAGCGGCCGTTGACGTACAAGACAACAGGCTCGAGTATGAGATTTGTGGCTGGGGAATGGCTGAAGAATGTTGGGGAATAAAAAAGGGTACTATTTTGGGCGTGCCGGATACACCTAAAGTGTGGGCTATGCTGGACGAACAGCTGGATAAGGAATATCGCTTTGCGTCAGGTAAGGGTCTTTTGGTAGCCAGGACGTTTATAGATTCCGGCGGCCACTACACGAAAGAAGTTTATGCGTACTGTAAAAAACGATTTGCAAGGCAGCGTTTTGCTATAAAAGGTTCATCGACACCAGGAGTGCCGTTATTGCATAAGTACGTTAAGGTTAAAACCGTAAGGGGACATACGATACCGCTGGTAATGCTTGGCACAGATAGCGGCAAACAATATGTTATGGATCGGTTATCGATTGAAGAGCCTGGACCTAAATATTTTCATTTTCCGCTTGATAAGAGTGATAGCGTAACTGTACAGCTAACTCGTGGCTACGATGAATTTTATTTTAAAGGCCTTATATCTGAAACAAAAGAGCCTCGTCGGAAAAATGGAGTATTAGTATATCAGTGGGTAAATATAGCTAAAGATAAACGGAATGAGCCTTTGGATCTGCGGGTTTATAACCTCGCATGTATGTTAAGCGTAAATCCTGATTTCGAGGCTTTGGAAAAATTGATCAACAGCCCGAATGTAATCAAAGAACAATCGGTAAAGTCTAAACTGAAAAACAAGCTTAAATGCGGCTACGGCTGCATTAGAAAAAGTGTGAGGGGGGATTGTTAGTGGCAAGTACGGTACTTAATGAACGGTTAAAGCAGTATTTATCTGCAGAACAGTCTATTTTGGTAGCAGGGCAAAGCTACAGAATTGGCAATAGAACGCTGACGAGAGCTGATTTATCAGAAATAAGAAAAGAAATAAATGATCTTATTGCTGCAGGAGCGACTACGGATGAGGCAATGTATCCAAGAGGGCATCGAACAAAGCAAGTTATTATGCGGGATTAGGAGGATAGATGATGGTGAAACGTAAAAAAGTAATACCGGCTAAGGCCAGGCATCCTACTGAGGGAAATGAAAATAATAAAAAAATAATAATATTGAACAGCGGCTATTCAGAAGGCGGCGCCAGTAGGACACGAAGTACTTTACGTGGCTATAATCCCTTGAAATCCAGTACTAAAGCAGATGTTGATGTAAATTTGGCAACTTTACGAAACCGCAGTGCAGATTTAGTATGTAACTCTCCGCTTGGTTCAAGTGCTATTAATACTTCGCGCAGCAATGTTATAGGCGCTGGTCTTAAGGTTTCTCCTAAAATAGATTATAGGCTGCTGGGATTGACTGCAGAGGAAGCTAAAGAGTGGCAGCGTCAGGCGTTTCGTGAATTTAACCTTTGGGCAAACAGCACAGCTTGTGATTTGTATCGAAAGAATAACTTTTTTGATATGCAGGATATTGCATATATGAGCTATCTTGTAGATGGTGACGGATGGGCAGCGATCAAGTATCGCAGGCCGGTGCCTGATAATCCGTATTGTTTGAGAGTACAGCTTTTTGAGGCCAGTAGGGTCTGTAACCCAAACAGCAGTGGTTCGTATGGTTCTCCATCTTATTACGATGTTGAAATGACTAATAATAAAAACGGGAATCGTATTATCAACGGTATTGAAATAGATTCAGATGGGGCTGTTGTGGCTTATTGGGTCGCAAACAGGGTACCTTTTGATTTAAGTGATCCTGCCGCAGTTTTAAAGTGGCAGCGAGTGGAAGCATTTGGCAAGTTAAGTGGCCGGCCAAATATTTTGCAGATATCGCATGAAGAACGACCGGAGCAGTACAGAGGTGTGCCAATATTGGCGCCGGTGATCGAGGTATTGAAGCAGGTCAGCCGCTATACTAATGCGGAGCTTACGGCCGCCATCATTAAATCGTTTTATACTTTGTTTTTTACGACTAATAACAATACTGATGATATGAATGATGTCCTAAGTTCAACTTATGGTCAAGCGGAAGCCGTAACACCAGAAGACCTGGCTCATGTTGAAGTTGGTCCAGGAACGCTTAATCTGCTGCCTCCTGGTGTCGATGTAAAGTCGATGGACGCAAGCCGTACAATGTCAACTTTTGAACCATTTACAAATATGATGATCAGTCAGATCGGTGCAGCTATTGGCACACCGGCAGAGGTGTTACTTAGTCGTTTTCAATCTTCATACTCTGCGGCACGTGGGGCATTATTACAAGCTGCCAGCAATTTTAAAACCAGACGTACCTGGTTTGCACGTGATTTTTGTCAGCCTGTTTATGAAGTTTGGCTGGCAGAGGCGGTTGCTATCGGTAGAATTAGTGCTCCTGGCTATGGTAGTGATCCAATCATAACTAAGGCATGGAGTAATGCTGATTGGTTTGGCCCTGTTATGGGGATGTTGGATCCAGTAAAAGAGGTAACTGGCGCAGCCTTACGCGTAAAATATGGTTTCTCTACCGGTGAACGTGAATCTGCGGAACTTACAGGGACTGATTACGATAGTAATATCGATCAGATAGCTATAGAACAGCAAACATGGCGAGCTAAAGGATTGGAACCGCCTAAGGCTGATAATACTGGTGGGAATGGAGGTGATAATGATGGGAAAATTTTGGCAGGTGAAGAATGATGTTAGTGGCGACGCTGAAATATTGATCTACGGTCCAATCGCAGCAGAGCGATCCTGGTTTGGTGATGAGGCAACGCCGCAGCAGTTTGCCCAGGATCTTAACGGGCTGGGTGGCAGAGATGTTACCGTACGCATTAACAGCGGCGGCGGTGATGTGTTTGCGGCACATGCTATTCACAATTTGCTCAAAAGCTATAAAGGGCGTGTCACGGCGGTAATTGACGGACTGGCTGCCAGCGCAGCAACGGTTGTAGCCGTGGCGGCAGATAAAATCATTATGCCGTCCAACTCGTTGATGATGATTCACGACCCGTCTATCGGCCTTAGCGGATACTATCCTGCGGCAGAACTGACGAAGTTGGTAGAAGCGCTGGCTACGATCAAAACAAGCATTGTCGCTGCCTATCGCAAGCGTTGTAAGGTATCGGACGAAGAAATCGAAACGATGATGTCCAACGAAACATGGATGGGAGCTGCAGAATGTAAGGAAAAAGGTTTTGCTGACGAGATCATTGGAGGAGTTACTGCAGCGTTAAATGGCAATACTTTAGTGATCAATTCAGTGTCGTATGATTTGAACCATTTTGCTAATAGTGGAGCGGTAAAAAATAAATTTAAACAAAGTGAGGTTAGAGATATGCCAAGTGGTAAATTAGAAAAAATTCTTAATGCTTTAGGTTTGCAGGAACTGTTGGAAGATACACAGACAACAGCTAATGCTTGTGGCCAGACTAAAGCAAATAATACGCTTCCGGCGACGGCTGTTGATAATGCCGCAGCGGTGGAAGCCGCAGTGGCCGCAGAGCGTCAACGTGTACTTGATTTAGAAGCACTTGATGATGGTCAAAATGTCGCAATTACCGCGATCATCAATGAGGCTAAGAAAAGTGGAAAAACTGTTGAGGAAGTAAAAAATTATGTAGAAGCAGTAAAAAATATTGCTCCAGTAGAGGCGGTAGCCAATGCTGCGCAAAATGTTGTAGCCGCTATGGTAGCCGACAATAAAAGTTCCGGTGTTGATGGCGTTGCTGCCAATCCTGCGGCCGATGAGGCTGCTGTAAGTGCGGCGGCAGATGCGAAAGCATTGGATAAGATGGCCAAGGTAATGAATAGTAAATTTGGAGGTGCGAAATAATGGAAATGATTTCCAACATGAACGGAACTCATTATGATGAGCTTATTGGTGGTACAGCAGTACCGGTACTTACTAAAAACGTAACTCTGAAAGGTGTTACGGCCAGCTATAAGCGAGGCACATTGTTAGCTTTAGTTGGCGGTAAATATGAGATTGTAGATAACACAGCATCTGAAAGCGGAGCTGATAAAGCGTCTGTGATTCTTGCCAATGACATTGTTTTATCCGGGGCCGACGTTGTTACTACAGTTTATATCAGCGGTCAATTTAATCGTGAAAAACTTATTGTGGCACAAACATCTGATAATGCCACTGCTCATGAAGAAGAACTGCGTGCGGTCAATATCTATTTGACCAGCGTGAAATAAGGAGGATGAAGATAATGCCTATTAATATTGATGATACCAGAACTTTGCTGCAGGCGATTGAGCGCACCAATCCGCCGACTACGACATTGATTGATACTTTTTTCCCTGCGGTTAAAACCTTTTTGACGAATACCGTGGATATGGAATATCGCAAAGGCGGTCGCAGAATGGCACCGTTTGTGGTACCGGGCAGCAAGGGTGTAAATATGAGCCGTAACGGTTCGCAGATCAGGTCTTATAAGGCTCCGCTGATGCGCCCTAAACGGACTATCGAAGCGTCTGATATTGAGCGTCGTGGTTTTGGGGAAGATATCTACAGCACTCGCACTCCGGCAGAACGTGCGCAAGAATTGCGCGCTTATGACATGGCAGAATTGATTGATGCCTGCGTCCGTCGTCAGGAGTGGATGGCTGCACAGCTTTTGATCAACGGTGAATACGAATGCAAAGGCTATGCCGACGATGGTGAAACTGTTGTTGTTGATACGATTACATTTTCTGAATTTGACAATAAAACAACTCTGTCCGGATCGGACACATGGGATAATGCAAGCGCCCAAATTTATGATGTCATGGGTGACGCATCTCAGAAGATCCGCCGCAACGCGGGTATGATCCCTACAGTGGCCCTGTGTTCACAGAATGTAGTATCCTACCTGCTCAATAACGAACAGCTTTATAAATATTTGTTGGTGCCCAGCCGTGAAAATTTAGCACTGATGAGCATTCAGCCGAAGCTGGTAAGACCGGAATTGCTGCGAGTTGGTTATATTGAATCACTTAATCTGGAAATCTACGCTTATGACGGCGTGTACGAGGGTGACGACGGCAACCTTGCCCAGTATATCCCTGATGATCATATGATTATTGGTGTGCCCGGTCGTGGTAAACGTCTCTTTGGCGCAGTAACGCAGCTTGAAGACGACAAACAATTTCGTACTTATGAAGGCGCGTACATTCCGAAAGTTACCGGTAATACCGAAAGCGATACGACTACTCTGGCTATGTCCAGCCGCTGTGTAGTATGTCCGGAGTTTTTGGATGATTGGGCGACCTTGAAAGTTAAATAAGGAGGTTTGTAAATGCAACAAGTATTGATAAAGAAATTTTCCTTGCGCCGCAATGGAGTTGTTTATAAAGCAGGTACTATTATTGAACTGCCGGATAGCGAAGCTGATGCATTAGTAAAAGAGGCTCCAAAAGAATTTGAAAAAGTTGCTGTTACCGTAATTCCCGATGCTGATACAGGTAGTGATAATAAAGGAGAAAAAGCCTTGAAGGATTATTCGAATGAAGAACTTAAGGCTATGTGTAAAGCCCGCGAGATTGAAATTCCGAAAAACGTTAACAAAGCAAAACTTGTTGAGTTGCTTGAAGCAGTAAATGAGGCTGAGGAGGAGATTCTGCCTCCGGTAAATACAGCAGCAACGGTCAAATGAAAACCTTTCGTGAGCAGATAGCCGCAGATAATACTGCGGCTTTTATAAATTCTTTGGAATTTGCTGAAGAGCATAATCTTAACGGTACGGTATGTAATGCTATATTGCAGGATATATCGGTTGCAGAAAGTTTATCGACAGGAACGGGTAGTACTCAAACTTATCCTGGGATATACGGTAGCCGGCTGCAGGTAAATTGCTTGGCAGTGGATTTGCTGGAGCTTCCTGTATATGGACAGCTTTTCGGCATCGATGATAAGCAGTATCTGGTTGAAAGCTGTGCTGATGATATGGGCGTTCTGACGATCCAATTGGTGGCGAATGACAGATGATATCTATTGATGCAAAGGAAATAGAAAAAGCCAAGAGTCTGCTTAAGAATTATCCTCAGCAAGTAATAGCGGCGGCAGCGAGTGCAATAAATCGTACGTCTGCAATGGTAAAGACTGAAGTATCTAAAACCATCAGAAAAAACTATCTGATATCAGCAAAAGATATAAAGTCTACTTTAAGTATTAAACGTGCTTCTCGGTTAAAGCTTACTGGAATGATCAGTTCTATAGGGCAAGCACCGTTGATCACTGCTTTTAGAGTACGGGCATATAAGAAAGGGCCAGTAAGGGTGCAAGTAATGAAAAAAAATAAACCCAAACCGGTTCTAGGTTTATTTATTGGTTCTTCATTGAAAGGCTATGTTGGAGCTATGCAGCGTAAAAATTTAAGTATGCGTTATCCTTTGCGTATACCTCATGGTCCCAGCGTTCCGCAGATGTTTTCCGCTGACCGTTCAATGAGTGTGATCGCGCCGTTTGCAGAAAAAACATTGAATCAAAGATTTTTACATGAAGTTTCATACCGTTATGGGAAATTTGGAGGACGTTAATGACACAGGTTGAATTAATGGAAAATTTGACGGGTTTTCTAAAAAATATTGTCCGAGAGTATGAATCGCAGCAATCTGATGGGACTTATTCTCCGATAAATGTTTATCCAGGATACCTGCCAGTGAAAACTAATGCCAAGGAAAGTGAATCATGTATTTATGTGCTGGTTCTTGAATGTGAAGATGGTGATGAGCAGAGTGCAGCAAAGGTTGAAATAGGATTTAGTATCATTGACGGTGATACTTCTGAGGGGTGGCGCAGCTTGTTTAATCTTATGGAACATGTACGTCAGGCATTGCTTAAAAAGCGTACTGTAGCAAATAAGCATCGGCTTATACTACCGATAAAGTCTAAAGTAGTAGAAGATCAACCCTTCCCTCAGTGGCAGGGATTAATGACGGTTAGTTATACATTGGGTAAACCAGTAGAGGAGGAAATAAACTATGGCTATTAATAAGAAAAATGTCCAATCAGTAAAATCTGAGCGTTTTATTTATGTTGGTCCGTCTTACAAAAACGGAAAGTTATTGAAATATCAGGTATTCATTGGCGGGTTACCAACTCATATTGATGATGTATTTGAAAAGTGTCCGCAAATAAAAAAACTGTTTATAGCTGTTTCAGAATTGCCAGAAGTTGAAAGGGCTATTGCAAAAGCGGGAACACCTATGAATAAATATTACCAAGCTGCTGTTTTGGCACAAAAGGAGGAATAAGAATATGGCTTATAAACATGGTGTATATACATCGGAGGTACCAACATCGATTGTTCCAGCAGTAAATTCTACTGCTGGGTTACCAGTTGTTTTTGGTACGGCTCCAATTCATTTGGCAAGTAACAGAGCAGAGGTTAATAAACCTATTTTGTGCTATACATATGCAGAAGCGGTAGCGGCTATGGGATATAGTGAAGATTGGGAGAAATACACTCTTTGCGAAACTATTTATAGCCAATATTCGCTTTATGCAGTTTCACCGACAGTTTTTGTTAATGTTTTAGATCCCAAAAAACATAAAGCGCCGGTCAGTGATAAAGAAGTTCAGTTTAACAGTGAAAAAACGGTGATTGTAAATGATCCAGTGTTACTTGAAACATTGAAAGTAAAAAAAGCATCTGCCGGACAACCGCTGACGGAAGGCGTTGACTATGAAGCTGCTTTTGACAGTGATGGGAATTTAGTAATTACTGCATTAAGTGGCGGACAGCTTACGGACAGTGCTTTTTTGGACTATGAAAAAATTGATCCCTCAGCCGTGGATAAGGATGACATTATTGGTGGTATTGATATCAGTACGGGCGCATACACAGGTCTTGAGAATCTTTCAAAAGTATTTCCTCTGTATCGTTTAGTACCTGGTATGGTGCTTGCTCCTGGTTGGACACATGATCCGGAAGTGGCAGCTGTTATGACTGCCAAAGCAAGTACTATTAACGGTTTGTTTAAAGCTTCTGTTTTGGTAGATGTTCCGGCTGACACAGTAAGAAAATATACCGATGTTCCGGCTTGGAAAAATAATAACAATTATGTTGGAGTGGATCAAATAGTCTGCTGGCCTATGGTAAAACTTGGCGAAAAGAAATATCATCTTTCTACTGCGGTAATGGGTGCGATGGGCGTTTTGGATGCAAAAAATGATGATATTCCCTATGAAAGTCCTTCAAATAAAAATATACAAATGGATGGTTTATGTTTGTCTGATGGAACTGAAGTGGTTTTAGATCTGGAACAAGCTAATTATCTTAATGGACAGGGTGTAGTTACTGCTCTGAACTTTATCGGTGGATGGAAGTTGTGGGGGAATCGTACTGGTTGTTATCCTGCAAATACAGATGTAAAAGACAATTTTATTTGTTTACGGCGTATGTTCAATTGGCATGCACAGACCTTTATTCAAAGTTATTGGTCTAAAGTAGATAACCCGATGAACAAACGACTTATTGATCTTGTCGTGGATAGCGAAAATATTCGCATTAATGGATTTGTTTCAAGAGGGTTCTTGCTTGGTGGAAGAATTGAATATTTGAAAGAGGAGAATCCAACAACAGATCAGATGGATGGTATTGTAAGATTCCATACTTATTTTACGCCACCGGTTCCGGCACGTGTCATTGAAAATACTATCGAGTTTGATACGTCTTATCTTGAGACGTTGTTTGGTTAATGAGGAGGATGAAAGATGAGTAATAATGTTGTTCCGGAAAAGCTAATTAACTTTAGAGCCTATAATGACGGAAATGATCTTCTTGGCGTAACTGATGTCCAGCTACCGTCTTTGGATGCAATGACCGAAACAGTAAAGGGTGCTGGTATTGCCGGTGAGGTAGACAGTCCTGTTTTAGGGCACTTTGGGAGTATGGAAACTGTACTTAACTGGCGTACTATTTCTAAACCTGGAATGAACCTAGCATCTCAAAAGGGGGTTAGCTTAGACCTGCGCGGCGCGCAGCAGTTTTACGACCCTGAAAAAAGTGAGTACGTCGTAAAGGCTGTAAAATGCGTGATCCGCGGCGTGCCGAAAAAAACCGAACTCGGCAAATTAGACGTTGGAACGACTACCGGCTCCAGCAACACCATTGAAACTAATTATATTAAAGTGATTATTGCTGGCGAAACCGTGCTGGAAGTTGATAAATATAATTATATTTCTAATATTGGCGGTACTGACTATCTTGCCGATGTCCGTGAGGCGTTGGGTCTGAATTAAAAATAAATAAAGGGGGCGGCCCGCAGAGTGGTGCCCCTTTTAAAATTTGGAGGTAAATGATGAAAGTAGATTATAAAAAACTTAAACAAGGATTGGGAGAACTAACGGGATATGATTTTGCGGCCGCAGAGCAGCAGGCAAGGATTCTTGGAGATGGTACCCCGGAAATTGTGTACTCTAAAACATTCCATGCTGTTATTGCGGCGAAGGTTTTAGGTGTCACAATTGATGATATTAAGGGTTTGCCAATTAGGGAATATGTTGCAGTGACTTCTAATGTATCAGTTTTTTTAGTAGGCACTTTGACCGATCAAGCCCTGCAGGAGTTATCCGGGAAATAGCAGTATGCTTATTTGAATATGGTAATGTTCATTTTTGGTTTAATCAACCAGTGAACGAATTAGAGAAATGGCTTGAAACAATAAGTGCCGTAAATAAAAAAAGAAAGCCCACTGCATGAATAATGCTGTGGGCTTTTAACGTAAATATTCTTTTTTTATTGGGGAACGCGAACAAACTTCGTCACAATCTTTTAATACTGCTATCACTTCTGGATCGTGAATGCCATCATATGTGTCAGGATCATAGAGGGGCTTGTAGACGCCATCATATTTAGCAGAAGAATCATATTGTAATGCTTTTTCTTCCCGTCTATTTTTTATCATTGCATGAAAGAACCCGACTATACACATCAATATAAAACCAATACAAAACAAAATTGCAAGAATAATCATAAAGCTCACCTCTTTATAGTTATTATACTATAAATTTTTAATGGAGGCAAAAAATGGCGAATATATTTACGACAGCATTTGTTATAAATGGAATGCTATCTAATAGTTTTACATCATCGACCAAGATGGCAAATTCGCAATTGACAGAATTACAACAGACTGTTAAAAGAATAGATCTTGCTCAAAAAAAATTAAATGCTGAGTTTACTAATGGAGCTATGAGCGTAGAGCAATATGAAAGAAAAATGGGTAGATATCAAGATACGCTTAATAAAACTCAGCAACAACAGAAGTTGTTACAGGATAGATTGAATAAAAAAAATATTGCAAATTCTCAGTTTGTAGAGAGACGCCAAAGTTTCTTAACTACCGCAGCTGCTATTGGCACTATTGCTCAGCCGTTCATCTCTGCAGCTCAGACTGCAATGAAATTTGAATTTGCTATGTCGAAAGTTGGTGCTATTGCAAATGCTACAGGGCCTGAATTATCTTTGTTGACGCAAACAGCAAGGTCATTGGGCGAACAAACAAAGTTTACTGCGACGCAATCCGCTGAAGCAATGAGTTATCTGGGGATGGCCGGTTGGAAGACAAATGAGATTGTTGCAGGTATGCCAGGATTATTAAATTTAGCTGCTGCCGGCAATACTGATTTAGCACGTACTGCAGATATTGTTTCTGATAATCTGACTGCTTTTGGTTTAAGTGCTGATAAAGCGCAACATATGGCTGATGTTTATGCTGTTACTATAACATCCACAAATACTAATGTGGAAATGTTGGGAGAAACGATGAAATATGCTGCTCCTGTAGCACACGCATTTGGGGCATCGATGGAGGAGACAGCCGCTTTAGCAGGTATTATGGCTAATAGTGGCATTAAAGCGAGTAATGCAGGTACAGCGCTGAGAGCTGGTTTAATTAGATTGGCCGGACCGCCTAAAATGGCAAGTAAAGCGCTAGAGCAGCTGGGGCTGTCAATGGAAGATTTGACAAATGAACAAAAAGAAGCTGCAATGGCTTTAAAAACTTTGGGTATTGAAACTGGCAATGCAGAAGGACCTCAAAAGATGGCTATCATAGTAGGCCAATTGCAAGAACGAATGAAAGGATTAAGTAAAGAAGAACAGCTGGCTATGTCGAAAGCTATTTTCGGGCAGCAGGCAGCAGCGGGGTGGCTGGCAGTACTACAGGCAGGACCTAAAGTGCTTGGTGATTTGACCAATTCTTTAGTTAACAGTGATGGTGCGTCTGAAAAAATGGCAAAGCAGATGAATGCTAATGCAGAAGGTGCAATTATACGTCTTTCTTCGGCATTTGAGTCGTTGCAAATATCATTAGCAAATGGATTTTTACCTGTCATAGCTAATGTAGGTGATTCTTTAGCTGTATGGACGGGGAAGTTATCGGCTTTAGCTACAGCACACCCAATAGTAGCACAGGGGATCATATACACTATTGGAACTTTTGGGTTATTATGGCTTACATTTAAAACGGGTAGAGCTATTATTTCCGGCTATAATGCGTTTATGGCTACCTGTGCTTTATGGCAGACGACTTTGGGAAATTGTACGGCAGTATTAAGATCAAAAACAATGCTTCTTGCCGGCACACAAAGGACTGTGGCTTTGGCAACGAAGCTGTGGAGTGGTGGAATGATGTTGGTAAATGCGGCTATGGCAGCTTGCCCTATTGGTTGGTTATTGATTGGAATCAGTTTATTAGTCGTTGCCGGAACTATTTTATACAGGCATTGGGATACAGTCAAACAGTTCTTTACAACTTTGTGGGACAGTCCAATAGCTAGAATAGCCTTTTTTGTCACTGGGCCTGTAGGTTGGATCATTGGCGCGGTTACTGCAATAATTGCTAACTGGGATACATTAGCGGCATATTGGGATTATTTTTGGGATAATCCATCTGCTGCAATATTTAGATTCACAAGTTATATTCAGGAACAATTTACAAGTGCTGAAACCTGGCTTCGCGAAAAATGGCAATCCATTAGTAATTTTTTATCTACACCTATTTTTGGTAAAGTGAATATTACGGCATCTGGTAATGGTGCAGAGGTTGCAGAAAATGCGTATGGCGGTATTTATGGCAGGGGGGCATTTCTTACTACTTTTGCGGAAACCTCTGGTGAAAGCGCGATACCGCATATTCCCAATAGACGTAATATAGGATTGTTGGCCAAAACTAATGAAATCATGGGGAATCCATTGGGAACTGGTGGCGGAATAACGACTACCTTTGCGCCGCAGATCACAGTGCAAGGGAATGCGGATACTGCTGAAATTTCAACTTTATTAGATCAAAAAATGCGTGAATTTAAAGCAATGTTGGCAGAAGTGCAGAATCAGAACAGGAGGCTTTCGTATGGCTAAAACCTATTACACAATCCAGGGCGATATGTGGGATGGCATAGCAAAAAAGTTATATGACGATGAAAGTGGCGTAAACGCGCTGCTGGAAACAAATCAGCAATATGCTGATATAGTTGTTTTTCCGGCAGGTATTATTTTGGATGTGCCGGATTATGAAAAGCCTACTCCGACCAACTTGCTGCCGCCGTGGAGGCGTTAAATGGAAGCACGTAGAATATCGGTGATCATAAAATATAATAATAAAGATATCTCAGTTGATATCAGTAAATATCTAAAAATCATCAGCTATACCGATAATCTATCGGGAGAAGCCGATGATTTGCAGATAACACTGGAAGACAAGGCGGGGCTTTGGCAATCGACATGGATGCCGGAAAAAGGAGCACTTCTAGATGTAATTCTGCAGCAAAAATATTGGCAAACTTTGTCGGCGTTACCACAAAGTTTGCGTTTGGGATTGTTTGAAATCGATGAAATAACAAGCAGCGGCTATCCGTCAGAAGTACAAATAAAAGCAGTTTCCGTGCCTGATAATAATACTCTTAGAGGTACTGAACGTAGCCGGAGTTGGGAAAAGGCAAAGCTGCAGGTAATCGCTAATGATATAGCTTCAGCTGCAGGAATGTCATTGTTTTGGGACACAGAAGAAAATCCGGTGCTGGATAGGGCAGAACAGACAGAACAGTCTGATCTGTCTTTTTTATATGCGATTTGTAAGGATAAAGGCCTGGCATTGAAAATAAGTGATAAAAAAATCATTATTTTTGATGAAGCAAAATATGAAGCGGAAAAAGCAAAGATAACAATAGTAAAACCAGGTACCGTTTATAAAAAAGAGTCTGGAATGAAATATTTGTTTGTTGGTACTGGCTACAGTTTGCGTACTAAAATTAGAGATATTTATGCTGCCTGCAGAGTTAGTTATCAGCAGGGCAGTTCAAAATCTAATATTGAGGCAACTTATACTGCTGCTGGTAAAAAGGGAAAAACATTGCAAGTAAATGAACAAGTTGAAAGTGTTGCGGAAGCATTAAATTTAGCAAAAAAACGGTTGCGCGAAAAAAATAAAGACGAAGTTACTGGATCTTTAAATATGTTGGGAAACTTTGTCTTATTATCTGGGGTTACAGTTAATTTATTAGGATTTGGAGCTTTTGATGATAAGTACTTGATAACCAGAGCATCACATGATATTGGCAGCGGTTATACGACAAATATCGATGTAAGAAGGTGTTTAAATGGATACTAATTTTATAAAAAACATAATTCGTATCGGGAGGGTATCTTCTATTGACGTCAATACAAATACTGCAAGAGTAGCTTTTTCTGATAAAGACGATTTGGTATCTGGTAATTTGATGATTGTAAATCGCGGAAGCATGGTTGACAAGGATTACTGGATACCTGATATTGATGAGCAAGTTCTGTGCTTAATGATGCCAAATAAAAGCGGACAGGGATTAAATGAAGGGTTTATTTTAGGATCTTTTTTTTCGGCAGAGGACGCACCGCAGGAGCGAAGTGCTGATGTAAGGGCTGTAAAATTTGGTGATGGTACTGTTATAAAGCATGATCGTAAATCCGGAAGTTTAACTGTAAATGCTACAGGTGATATTAGTATTATTGCTGGTGGCAGTGTTACTATTAGAGGAGAAACTGTGGAGATAAATTAGGTGAGGAGATAGAAAAGTATGTTATAATAACCTCATAATATTTTATGAGGTGTTAAAATGAAATATAAAGGTTATGGACAGAGCGCTATTATGGCTTTTGAACTGATGAAAAATGATGGCATACCGGCAAGAGAAGCATGGCAAATTGCAGTTGAAAAAATATTTAAAGGAAAGCCAAGCAGTATTGCTAAAGGATGCCCTAGAAATGTTTTTTTATATTTAGTTGGTGCCAATTGTAAAAATGGTAAGAATGCAAGTTATGCTAGGGAGGCGCTGAATATATTAGATAATATGGATGAAATAGAAGAAGCAGAAATCAATAATATGCCTCCTAAGGAATTTTGGATAGTTAAAATGAATAAAGGAAAAAACTATAATAATCAAATTGATGTTGTTTTTGCGTTAAGAAGCAAAGGGTATATATAATAAAAAAAGCACTCCTTAAGGAGTGCTTTTTTAATGGGAAAGTTAATGTTTATGGTATGTTCCGGTTCTTCTATCCCAATGTCCACCGTTAGAATCCGTTCTACCTGGATGAGCAAACGCCGTAGCGGCTAAAGCTAATGTAAAAACTAAAATTAAAAATAGAGCAGTTAATTTTTTCATGAATAACACTTCTTTCTTATTTAATTTTTACTTCGCAGTTGAAGAATTTTAAATATTGACCATCAGATACCTGGATGTAACGGTCTCCTGTGAATAAATCATTGGAAATAATGGAACTCATATTGTGGCTGCTATCTCTGGAGACTTCGATATAGCTGTCTCCACCGTTAGAAGTGACTTTGTATTCTCCAGCAGGGAAATCAATACCTACTTTGTACATACCGGAAGGCAACATACCATTTTTTAATTCTACTTTAGGTGCATCTTTGGCCGCATAGATAGTACCACGTTGTACTTTTAGATATTGACCGTCTTGAACTGTAATAACACTTCTGTTTTTAAAGACATCATTTGCTATGATACTGCTGAAATTACCAGTTGAATCGCTGGCCAGTTCAATATAACTGTCGCCATTTGAGATAACAACGTACTCTCCGGCAGGCAAGTCTTTACCAATTTTATATTGGCCTGCTGAATAAGTTTTTACTTTAGGTGCGTCTTGCGTGGTTTTAGTCGTAGCTGAGGAAGAAGTTGATTTTGTAGAGTTATCTCCTGCACAACTTCCAATTAAAACCAGTAAAACGATAAGACCTGCTCCCCATTTAAGGATTTTTTTCAACATAAAAACATCTCCAATTCTTTATCATTTTTAACATTATAACATATTTTTCAAAAACTTCACAAATATTATAGAGTATAAGTGATGATTATAAAACAATAAAAATACTTGACTTTTGCACGTACAACAAATATAATAAATGTACGGGCGAAAAGTGAGGTGATGTTATGAGCCCACGAATAGGTAGACCAAAAACTGATAACCCTAAAAATATTAGGCTGGAAATACGTTTAGATAAGAAAACTAGCGAGATTTTAGAAAAGTGCTCGTCAGTTTTAAATTTAACAAAAACGGATGTAATAAAACAGGGAATTAGTTTGGTTGAGAAAAGTATAAAAAAATAAGGTATTGCTCCGACGGCTAAATCAGGAAACAATACCTTATCCTGAAGGTTTCCCTTCATGGAATATTGTAACATGGGGGGGAACATCTTTCAAGTTAAAATGAAAGGGTGTTCCGAATGAACAAATTACAAGTATTCGAAAATAAAACTTTTGGTAAAGTTAGAGTAATTGAAAGAAATAATGAACCTTGGTTTGTAGGTAAAGATGTTGCAGAAGTGTTGGGGTACAGCAATCCAAGCAAGGCTGTCATTGCCCACGTCAAAGATTGTCACAAGAAGCAAGAAATGATAGCACATTCCCAAAATGGGAATGTGGTTACTAAAACAACATTAATCGACGAAGCTGGATTATACTCATTAGTCCTTCGTTCAAAATTGCCAGCTGCTGAAGATTTTCAGGAATGGGTTGTTGCTGAGGTAATTCCTTCTATTCGCAAAACTGGTAAATATATTGCACCAAAGCAGCAAACTGCAATTCAACAGCAACGTGTAGAAGCTATGCTACTGAATGCTAAAAGTAGGCAGTCTAAATTATGGCTTACTATTGCTGAAAAAACTGACATCCCAGAATATAAGCATATCTGCCAACAGAAAGCAGCAGAGGTTTTGAGCGGTGTACCGTTACTACCAATGGAAGAAGCTAAAGAAATTACTTATTCGGCAACAGATATAGGTAAAATGCTTGGAATATCTGCAAATAAAATAGGTAAGATAGCCAATCAGTATAATCTTAAAACTCCGCAGTACGGAAAGTTATTTTACAGCAAATCTGAATATAGCTGCAAAGAAGTAGAAACATTCCGTTACTACGAATGCGCCATTCCAAAATTCAGAGAAATTCTGAAAGGTGGTGCAGTAGCATGATTTTGACAGATGCCGTAAAATTAGCTGGGTATCAGGAAGTGCCATGCTACAATCAAGAAGTTATAAAAGGGTTACGTGATATAGTGGAGCGTGAAAAACGGGAAAGTAACTATAACGATTTACCTTTTATGGCGTGTTTGATGGGTTATTTGTATGGAGTTACGCAAGGCGTTCGTAAAGAACGGCAAAGAAGAAAAAGTAGATAATCGCTAACTAAAGCGTCCTTATTTTAAGGGCGCTTTTTCTATATACAAAAATACTTAAAGGAGGTGGGTAAATTGCAGGCGACAAGATTAGGCGATACTGATACGGGACATGATGCTTGTCCAGGGACTGTGCTTGTGAGTGCAAGTACGAATGTAATAATTAACGGTAAAGGTGCAGGACGTGTCGGCGATAGTTATGCTCCGCATGGATGTATCGTGCATCCAGCACATACAGCGCATATCGCCAGCGGCAGCAGCACAGTTCTTATTAATGGACTGCAGGCAGCAAGGGTAGGTGATCCGATAGACTGTGGAGGCAGTGTTGCTTCTGGAAGTCCGGATGTAATCATAGGAGGTTAATATGCAAGTTGGATCTATGGGAGATATCCCTTTTGTTGTGTCATATGGCAAAATCCGTACTTTTAGTGATTATGGACGTAGTGGTTCCGGCCGCTGGGCAAAGCACGATTTGATTGGTCGTAAACCTGTAATGGAGTTTTTAGGACCCGACGTTGAAAAAGTTAGCATGAAGATCCAGCTGCGCACTGATCACGGCATAAATCCCGAAAGCGAGCTGGAGCGGTTGCGGAAAATGAGGGACACAGGCGCAGTTTTTCCGTTTATTTTAGGTGGCGCGCCGGTATCTGATAATTATTGGCTGCTGGAGGATATAGGGGAAAACGTAAGCTATTGGCGGGCAGGCGGTAAAATACTTTCCGTTAGCGTCAATATTACATTGACTGAATATTCTACAGAGGAGGTGCGCTGATGGAGTTTGAGCTTACTGCGGGAGAAAGAGTTGACGTAGATTTTGCCCCACAAAATGTGCAAATGGAAATTTTACAAAATTGCAGTACAATACTTAGCACGTCTAAGTTTAGCGTACCGTTAGACCGTGACTTTGGCGTTGACGCAAACTATGTAGATGCGCCGCTGCTATCGGCTAAAGCGAAAGCAGAAAGTGAAATATTTGCTGCATTAAAAAAATATGAGCCGCGAGTTACGGTAAAACAAATTACATGGCGCTCTGATGTGGAGGGCGTTTTAAGGGCGAAAGTGAAGGTGGTCATAAATGAAACTTAGTGATCTGCCGGACATTGAATTTGTTAGTGCAGACGAACAAGAAATATTATCGGATATCATAAAGCTTTATACGGAAATAACCGGAAGAACCCTTGCACAAGGTGATCCTGTCCGGTTATTTTTATGCGTGATTGCGGCCATTATCCTGATGCTGTGCAATAAGATCAACTACACCGGCAAACAAAATCTATTGCGATATTCGGCAGGTGCCAACCTGGATCACTTGGGCGTACTTGTCGGGGCAGAACGTATTGGCGCCAAGGCCTCTGTCACGACAATTAAAATAACCCTGTCGGATGTGCGGTCCGTTGCGACAAACATTCCAGCAGGTACGCGGGCGACAGCTGGAGATAATGTGTTTTTTGCTATTGATCAGGATGCAACGGTCATAGCTGGACAGTTGGATGTTTCTGTAGCGGCTACCTGTACTGTGGCTGGTGTTCTCGGTAATGGCTATCTGCCGGGAGAAATCAATAAGATTGTTGATCCAATTCCGTACGTCGCTGGAATGGTCAATACCACAACGTCGGAGGGAGGTTCAGATGTCGAGAGTGACGATTCTTTGCGTGAGGCTATTCGCGAGGCTCCGGAGGGATTTTCGGTAGCTGGACCAGTGGGCGAATACATTAAAATTGCCAAACGAGCTTCGTCTTTGATTGTTGATGTATCGGTAATATCACCGGAGCCGGGGCAAGTACTGATAACACCGCTACTTGTAGGCGGTGGAATACCGGGAAAAGAAATGCTGGATATCGTAGAGGCAGCGTGCAGTGATAGATCTGTAAGGCCGCTCACTGACCATGTGCGTGTGGCTGCTCCGGAGGTTGTCAATTATGATCTTACACTCACGTATTACATTGACCGGGCAAATGAAGCTAAATCTGTTGCCGTTCAAAGCGCGGTAGCGAAAGCGGTGGAGGATTATATCGATTGGCAAAAATCTAAGCTTGGCCGTGATATCAATCCGGACGAGTTAATCTGTCTTATTAAAAATGCTGGCGCCAAGCGAGCGGTTATATCTTCGCCTACTTTTCGGATCGTTGCTGATAACCATGTAGCGATAGCTGAAAATGTTAATGTTACATTTGGGGGGCTAGAAAATGAATGATCTGCAAAATTTGAATTTAATCGAGTTGCTACCCACTAGCATTGCAAGCGACGAAACGATAAGAAATATCTGTAATGCCATTGCAGAAAAATTACAAACGATTAATGAAAAAGCTGAATTAGTTTTGTTGCTGCCTCGATTGGATCAGTTGCCGGAAACATTGGTGGATGAACTAGCTTGGCAATATCATGTTGATTTTTATGATTATGCGGCAGATATCAATAAAAAAAGGGCATTAGTGCGCAAGGCCATTGACTGGCATCGGAGAAAAGGCACTCCTGCTGCAGTAGAGGAAGTATGTACAGCTGTTTTTAAATCAGCAAAAGTTTATGAGAATTGGGAATATGGTGGGAAACCATATCATTTTCAGGTAAGAATGATTTCAGAAGGCATTCCAGATAAATCTGTTTTGGACAATTTGTATAGGGCAATTAAAGAAAGTAAGAATGTTAGGAGTTGGCTTGACGCTTTAAGTTTTGACCGTCAAATAGCTGGCTCCTTATTTGTTGGAGGGGTCTATTCTTCAATGAGAAAAGTGGAGATTTTCCCATCACAGATAAAACCACAGATTTTAAATATCAATAATTATTTTGGAGCTGCAATCTATGTACACAAAGGAGTTGAAGTAACATGCCAAACTGGGCAAATTTAATGTTGACTAAACAAGGAAAGGTATTACAGGCAAAAGCTATTGCTGGTAGTACATTAACGATCACTAAGATGAAATTGGGTTCTGGTATTATTCCAGATGGAGTATCGCCAGAAGATCTTACTGATTTGATTCAACCCAAACAAGCTTTAGGATTAACGGCAATCAGTGTTAATGGTGGATTAGCTAAAATTCAAAGTATTGTTACTAATGCTGAACTTTCAGAAGGGTACTATATTCGTGAATGTGGTGTATTTGCAAATGATCCTGATGTTGGGGAAATAATGTATGCAATAATGACAGATACCTCCCCTGATTTTCTGCCTTCCGCATCAAGCTCTGTTGTGATTTCAGAAGAATTTAGTATTAATGTAGTAACGGAAAACATAGCGAATATAACAGCAATTATTGATCCTGAAGGTATAGTAACAGTGGCTAATGCAAGAAAAATTGCAGAGGATAAAGTTACTGAGCATAATGAAGACACAGAAGCTCATCCAAATGACTTTAATTTAAAAGGCATTACTATTGGCAAAGATAATGTTATTGCAACTAAAAAGGGAGATTTACTAACTCTTTTGGCAGGGAAAGGAATTAATTTACTTAGTGATATTAAAAATAAGATAATCACGATCGTTGGAAAAAGTAAGAATGCATGGAATCCGAATGAGGAAATTATAGCTGGAGATATAAGATATACCGAAGACGGTAACGGTCCAAGTTGGGTTTATTTGTTATGTAAAACTGCAGGAACTACAGGTACCATTGAACCGATTTTAGAAGCTAATGCTGTTGTAGGACAGGAGATAAATGACGGCAGTGTTGTATGGACGGTACAAAAAAACAGTAATGCATTAAGCTTTGCTGGAAAAGAAGCAGATCTTTTTGCATTATTAAATAGCCCTGATTTTAAGGGAACTCCTACAGCACCAACAGCAGCCAAGACGGTAAATAATACTCAAATTGCTACAACTGCTTTTGTTCATTTGCTTGCTGGAGCCGCTAATAATGGTGGTATAGTCGATTCGTTGTTGGCTCAAAATGGCTATGTAAAATTCGCAAATGGTTTAATTCTACAGTGGGGAATGACGGTAAACCAGGCTACTACTTTTACCTATCCAATAGCGTTCTCTTCAAACAATGTACTA